AGAAAGCGAGTGTCAAGAGGAATGTTCGCATGACTCCTATGTGGCCTGTACCTGTCAGCTCCCGTTCTGGGGTGGCTACACCGTATCCGCAGAAGACCACATTGGATATCACTACCGATCCCAACAAGGATATGCTTTTCTTCCTTGGTTTGGACGGCCAGACGGCGACATATGGTTGCAGTTATACGCGCACTGCCGGTACAGCTGCTTTGACGCCTGACACATACTCGCTACCTTGCATTGATGGTTCTGGATTCTCAGGAGGCACTACCCTATACCCCACTTCTGGGCGTGCCATGACATTCGAGTTCAAACTCATCAATTCCACTCCTCTTGTTAACGTTGGTGGGCGCGTATATTTCTTGCGTCTTGATCAGCGATTGTCGCTGGCTGCTGCGCCGAGCACATTGTCTGGCACGGCAGCTGATACCGACCCTGCATCATTTGACGCTCTGATCCGCACGATCAAGCAGGCGCAGCACATCGAGGCGCATTCGTTATCAGAATACGCCAACAGGAAGGAGAAAGACATCCCGTTTCAGGTGGCGCACGTCATCGACAGGGTTGTCTACGACACTTTCGAGGCATGGACGCCTCCGCACCCCGACACGGCAGCGGGTGCGGATGCGTATATGAAGGAGCACGCTATGTGGGTGAATCAGGCAGGCACAAAGAGAGGCATGACCGGTTATGCCATGTACTTGCCACGCACAACCACAGCACAGAGCTTGACGCTCATCATCCACGCCAGCCATTATTTCCGCTGGCCGTTGACCTCCATCGGGGCTGCTCTGCACAAGGAAATTCCTGTCGCCAAGGAAGGTTCCAAGTTGCCTGACAAGCCGACGATGCCGAAGGAAGCGTCACTCGTGTAGGGTTCACCCGGAGCCTTGGATTCTGACGAGGTGGGTCTTCACAAGGCCTACGCCTCCAAGAGTGGTCTGTATTCTAACGGGGACACACTTTTTGTGGCAGGCACGCGGGATGCAGCGGATGTGGCATCGTGGCCGACTTTGCCGTTTACCGGTCGGCTTACACGACGTTACTTCGATGCAGCACGCATTGCGCCTGGCCACAACCGATTCGTGGGCCATAGTTTGGGCGGCGCTGTCGCCGTTGACCTTGCACACGATTTTGGTGGTGTCTCCGTGACCTATGGGTCACCCATGCTCGGACAAGAAAGCCACGGAAACTTGCTTGATCCGGTAGCTGTTTTGGGATCCTTGGTAACCGGCAGTTTGCCTTCTGACTTGCGCGTGAAAGCTGGGCACATGCTAAGCGATTACGAGTGAGTCCTTTGTTTCTTTCCGTAACAGTACACAATGTCAACTTGGT